TCTACAAAATCAAAGACAAGGAGGGGGAGATTGTCGACTTCAAGCCAAACTGGGCTCAGTATACTCTACTCGGTAGCTATAACCTTAACATTGTCCTTAAAGCACGGCAGCTGGGGATTACTACTTTCCATGCACTTCTGTTTTTAGATACTTGCCTCTTCGAAGCTAATACAAACGCCGCCATCGTGGCTGATAACAAGGACATCGCAAGAGAGATCTTCGTCGATAAGGTTAAGTTCGCCTATGACAATCTACCTCAGTTCGTTAGAGATATGTGCTGCGCATATAGAGACAACGTTCATGAAATGCGTTTCTCGAACGGGTCTGTTTTCCGCGTTGCAACAAGTTTACGTGGTGGAACACTTCAGCTACTTCACATTACTGAATTCGCTAAGGTCTGCATGGAAAACCCGACCAAGGCCAATGAAATCATGTCCGGAGCTCTTAATGCGGTCCAAGCTGGCGAGTTTATCTGCATTGAATCAACGGCTCGTGGCAGGGAAGGTCATTTTTATAACCTGTGCAAGTCCGCTCAAGCAATGGAAGATTCAGGTACTCCGCTTGGGACGCTTGATTGGAAGCTATGGTTTTTCCCTTGGTGGAAACATCCGGATTATGTTGTGGATTCAAAAAATGTCTTGATAAGTAAGGACATGGAAGCGTATTTTCAGGACTTAGAGCGTAAAGACATTATTTTAACTGATGAGCAAAAGGCTTGGTACATAAAGAAGATGCTGACTCAAGGCGACTACATGAAACGAGAATATCCGAGTACGCCGGAAGAAGCTTTTGAAACAGCGAACGAAGGTTTCTACTTCGCCAAGATGATCTCAGCAGCAAGGCAGGAAAGAAGAATCTGCCATGTACCTTACGACGAGAACGCTTTGACTTATACAGCATGGGACATTGGATATGGTGACTCGAATGCTATATGGGTCTTTCAGCTTATAGGTAAAGAGATCCACTGCATCGACTACTACGAGAATAGTGATGAAGCCTTAGCACACTATGTGAAGTGGTTGAAAAGCAAGCCATACATCTATGAGAAGCATTTCATGCCTCATGATGCGGCTTCAAAGTCATTGCAGAGTGGAAAGAGTTTGGCTGATGTAGCAAGAGGCAGCGGCCTCAAGATAGACATCATACCAAGAGACTCCAACGAGATGTTCGGCATCGAATGCCTCCGAAGCATGCTACCTAGGTTCTTCTTCGATCAGTCTAAATGTGAGAAGGGGATCAAAGCTGTTGAAAGCTTCAGGAAGGAGTGGAATGAGAAGCTAGGTTGCTACAGAGAGAAAAGCTACCACGACTGGGCATCACATGGTTCTAAAGCTCTTATCTACTGTGCTGAGGCGGTTCAGAGAACAGGTTCAGGTGCTGGTATGTCCGCAGAAGAGTGGAGTCGAATGAGAAGGGAGTGGTTATGATTTACGTTTTAGGTTGCCTATATGCTTAGCCCTACATGGTTTGCTACAGGTTTTAGTGAGTTGGTATTTGTTAATAACAAAAGGTTCTGAACATATGACACATGATCTAGTTTCATTATCTAAACCGGATTTTCTTCTGTCTCGACTCATGCAATTGTTTGAGCAGAACTTTGTCACGCGTACATGCTTAGAATCAAATTCTTTTCCACATTCAGCACAAACACATTTATGCAATGGCCTGTCTTGGAATTGTTTCTTAGCTTTATCACTAAGGAATTTCTTTCCAACTTCTGTGGATAGCCAAGCATGTACCTTCTTGGAGTTCTTGCTCATGCATTTTGATCTACGTTCTAACGATAGTAAAGCATGGAGTTTCATATGATCGGATTTAGAAAGACACTGAAGGTTGTCAAAAGAGTTATTGAGTTTATTTCCATCAACATGATGGATTTCAAATCCTTTTGGAATCGGTCCAACATCCTGTTCCCAAATAATTCTGTGGCAAGGTTTGTTTTTGTAGTGAAGGTATCCTCTTTTAATAAACAGATCTTTTGCGTTGAACCTTATCATATTCCGTCCTCTTATGATGTTAATTATAGAGATGTATCTTATCACAAGTCAATTGGTATTGTCAAGGAGTTGTCTCTATGTTAGGCACAATAACAGGCGGAAACAATGAGAAGGTTTTCCAGTTTAACCAATTTTTTTACGATGCCTATCGCACATTTGGGATCTATTACGCGGAGGCTTACCGGGATTTGCAAGCCTACAGCGGCCGAAACTGGAGCAACATCGAGCAGCAGAAGCTTGAGAAGCAGAACAGGATGGTGCTTGAGTTAAACAAGATCCGCCGTGTTGTTAACCTATATTCCGGCTACGAGCGTGAAAACCGTACAGCTACTGTATGCATGCCTGTAGAAGGTTCAGCAGTAAAGACAGCTGACCAGTTCTCCAACATCTTATACTACGTATATGAGAAAGCCAATGCTGACTACATCATATCAGAAGCCTTTGAACATAGCTTAAAGACTGGTCTTGCCGTCATCGGCCTATACATGGACTACAGCAGAGACAAGGTTAATGGCGACATCAAGATGTACATGAAGCCTTTTAATGCTCTTATGCTTGACCCTTATTTCACCAAGCGTGATCTATCCGATTGCGATCAAGCCTCTACGCGCGATCTGCTTTCCAAGGAGAGCATTAAAGGTCTTCTACCATGGATTGATCCAGCAATCATAGATCAGCTCCCTACAGGCATTAGAGACAACAAATACCAGTATCTAGGCATCTACCGTCAATACAACTCAACATACATAGCCAAGAACTTATGCACGTATGACCAATACTGGAAGCGTATAAACGTAGAGCAGAAATACTTAGTCGACTTAGAAACAGGTGTAACAGAGGAATGGTTCGGTGATAGGAAAGATGAGAAAGCATTACGAGAACAACTTAAGCAAACGCCAAGGCTACAACTCATCACCTCCTACAAGAGAACTGTTGAACTCAACATCATCGTTTCTGGACAACTCCTTTATTCCGGTCCTGACCCTACTGGCCTTGACGATTACCCTTTCGTGCTTGTGCTTATGTACCATGAGCCTCTCATCAACAGCTTTGAGCTTAAAATACAAGGCATTGTCCGCTCCGTCCGAGATGCACAAAGACAGTATAATCGTCGCCATTCCCAAATAATCGATTTGATGGAATCGATTATCAACACAGGATGGATCACAAAGAATGGTGCTGTGCTTGACCCTAACATGCTCATGCAGTCTGGACAGGGTAAACAAATCGTCGTAAATGAAGGATATGATGTAAATGCCGATGTTAGAGAGATTTCCCCACCTAATATACCAGCAGGTTATCTGCAATATCAAGACATTATGGACAAGAACATCATGGAGATACCTGGTGCTTCGGATGAGCTTCTGGGTCTTAGTAGTGTTGGTGACTCACAAGTGTCAGGCAAGCTGGCCGAAGTCAGAGCCTCTAATGGTCTTAAAGGCAACAGAGGTATCTTCGACAACCTCGAACAGTCCAAGAAGTACCTCGGAAAGCTTGTAATCGAATGCATCCAGAAGAACTACAGTCCAGGAAAGATCCAACGCATCCTAGGCGAAGAGCCTACAGAAGAGTTCTTCTCTGGACAGTTCGAGGAATACGACTGCGCTATCGTGCAAGCTGTTAAAACGGCTACTCAGCGCGAAGCCTACTACTACCAGCTACTTCAACTCGTCTCTATAGGAGCACCTATTCCATGGGATCAAATCCTTGCTGCTGCTCCTCTACAGGGAGATACCAAGCTACATGAAATCCTTGCTCAACAACAAGAGCAACAACAGCAACAAGCCAAGCTTGAACAAGAAGAGATGCAGATGCAGAGGGCTCTGGATATGGCTTCTGTTAACCAGTCTAATGCTCTTGCTGAAGAACGTAGAGCTAGGGTGCTAGCCGACATCGGCCTAGCCAAAGAAAGAGAATCAGAAGTGGTTCAGAACCACGCAAAAGCTTTCCTCGACAATGCAAAAACGATTGCACAGATAGACGACATCCCACGTAAACGCATGATCGAGGTATTACAGCTCGCTGCCGATATTAGGCAGACAGAGATGCAACAAGCGGAAGCTGAGTTGCAGAGAGACATGAAACGGGCAGAGGCCCTCAAAACAAAGGCATAAACATATGGCTAAAGGAACATCAACATCTAACAAGATGATGCCAAGTATGGATACCTACGGTGGTCAGAATAACCCAGGTTATCACCCTCCATCAGGATCCGCTGGTGCAAAAGCATTTGGGCTTTACAGCACTAAACAAAACCCTTTAAGCACACCAAAGAAAGGTTCGTCTATCGGCCCTGGATATGGTAACTCAGATCGCATGAAGATCATGGGGCTTAAGGAACAGGAAGCTAAGAAAGAGTCTCTCAGAGGTATGCCATGCTAATGCTTAGCCCAGCACAACAGCTACAACAACATGTCGATGCTAGAGAGGGCTTAACAGCTCACTTCAACGTCGAACTGGAGAAGATCCTGAATGCTAACAAGCATAAGGACAAGTACTGGGTGCTAGGCAAGGCAAAGGTAGAGAGACACAGAGGAAAGGATGTAGTTCGCCCGTTTTTACAAGCGTGTGAAGTCAAGCCTGGAATCATCAAGGAGAGCTTCGTTTATGAAGTGGATAATAAGCGAGGGGTCAAGACACTGCTCTGGATAATGCATCCAGGAGACATGTTAAGTTTTCCCACTTTAGGGAAGTCCATCCGTGTAACCGGCGGTAATACGGGTTCAACAATCTTGCTACCTAAGCATAGGTAGATAACAGGGAGTTTTATGACTTTAGAAGAACAAGAAGGCATCGCGGCTGTCTCCGAGCCTGTGGTAGTCGAGCATCAGGATGAACATCAAGAAGAACCTAAAATGGTTCCACTAGCAGCACTACAGGCTGAGCGTCGTAAGCGTCAGGAATCAGAGACACGTAATAAGGTCTATGAAGAGATGATGGCCAAGAAGGCTGAGCCAGAAGAAGAAGAAGACCCAGAAGCGTTATTAACCAAGGGTTCATTCCGTGAAGAGAAAGCTCTAACTAAAAGAGAGATACTCGAGCAGGTGTATCAAGATGTCAACCCTGAAGCTGTTCAAAAGATTAACACGTATCTTAAACCCATATTAGACAAGAAACCTTGGCTAGCAGCGACTATAGATACTGCCACGAACCGTTTAGCCCGTGCCAACGAAATCGTTGATGACTACATGCACTTGGTTGAGGAGAAGCCTAAATCAAAAGCTGTAGCAGATGCTAAGAGGATAGTCGAGAACTCGCAGAAGCCTAGATCACCTGTAGAGATAGGGAAGTCGGCTCAACCTACGGGAACCGAATATCTCAAGAGCATCCAGGGTAAAAAAGAGTTCAGGGAGTATCGCAAGAAGGTGCTACAGGGCGAGGCATAAAAAAATTTTGCCTCACTTGTCAAAACATTTTTTGACTAGGAGATAAAAATGGCAGCCGGAACAACAACGACAGCACAAGTTGACCCAGAAGTTAACTTGTTCTTCGACAACATCCTCCTTGATCGTCATCAACCATATTATGTTTATGGTTATTTCGCGCAGGAGCGTCGCATCCCCCAGAAGAACTCAAAGAACGCTATCTTTAGACGCTTTGATAACCTGGCTGATGCCCTCACACCACTAACTGAAGGGGTTACACCAAACTCTGAACAAGTTAGTAAGTTCGATATTACTGCTACTGTATCTCAATACGGTAAGGTCGTAGAACTAAGCGATGACATCATCATCACGGTAAACTTTGCTGTGAATAAATCTTCTCTGATTGACTTGGAACTCCTCGCAGCATAGCTGACGGACAACAAGGGGCAAGCGAAAGCAGCCTGAACGACTAAGTGAGAAGACCCGAGAGGGAAGCGATAGTCTGAACTTCATGGAAACATGAAGAGGCCGATCCGAAGAGGTTGGCCCGCCAGAAATGGTCAGTAAGCGAAGGGCTGAAGTAACAGATTTTGACAGGATCAAACCGCAAACGAAGTGGCTGACATGCTAGCCCAAAACATGGCATCTACATACGACAAGATCGTACGTAACATGTTGGTAGCAACAAGCGCACAGATTGACTGCCTAAACGGGGTTAACGGGAATGCCATCACAGAGGTTACTACAACTGACTTAGAGTTAGCTGTAGACTTCGTAACAGAGAACAATGGTAAGAAGCTTTCTCCAAACGTAGAAGGCGAAAACATGTTCGGAACTGCTCCAGTTTGGGCAGCTTACTGGATGATAATTTCTACCGACCTTCGTACTGACTTTAAGCAACTAAGTAACTTCTTGGCTACTGCTGACTTTCCTAGACAGCAATCAGTTCTTGAAGCCGAGCTTGGCTCATGTGATGAGGTTCGCCTTGTTATGACTTCAGAAGCATACAAGGACGCTGCTGATGCACCAGCTGTTTACTCAAACATGTTGTTCGCTGCTAACGCTTATGGTCGCATCATGATTGATGATCAGTCAATGGAGATGATCATAAAGCCTCTAGGAGCTGGCCAGGATCCACTTAATCAGAGACAAACAATGGGCTGGAAGGGCCGTCTAGGTTCAGTAATCTTGGACGATTCCTGGTGCTTAAACCTCAGATCAACAAAAGGGTAAGGTAAATATATGACAGCTATTCTAGGAACGAATCTTAACGTGTTCACAGGAACAAGAGAATTAAGTGATGTCACCAACACATATGGTGGCTACGTAATCTCTTCTGGATCACTCTACAACTTGGTTCTACCATGGCAGGCTGACAAGCTTGAATGGTACAACTACACTAAGTTCGGAACTGATGCTAATAACCTTCAAGGTGTTTGGTTCAGAGACTTCCCAGCTGGTGATGATCTTATCCTTAGCCGTGGTACAACTACATTGTCTTCTATCTTAGAGACAACTAACGGTGTCACTATTGCTAACACTGCTGGTGGCTTTGCTAACGAGCATTTAGTTATCTCCGGCATCACTGCTGGTGTAGTAACTACATCGGCCAACCATGGCTTGTCCAACTTCGATAGAGTCGTGCTTACCAAGATCATTGGTACAGTTGCTCCTCTATTGAACAACAACACATATGTTGTTCAGGTTCTATCCGCAACAACTTTCAAGCTATATGACGTTTATGGTGTACCTATTGTACAGGTAGGCACATGGACATCTAGCGGACAGGTTACTAAAGATGGTCCTCTGCTTGGTCAAATCACTTCATCGCAATCTGGATTCCCAGCTCCACAGAACTCTATTCAAGACTACCCGATTCAATATCGGTTGGCATTGGGTACTTCTATTATGGGTTCAGCTAGCGATGTTATCTACGTACAGGCAACTAAGTTCAACTCATACTTTAACTTAGGCACTGCACCATAACAATAAGGGGAGAGGCAAAACGCTTCTCCCCGTTTTTTAACGAGGAAACATGAGTAAGAAAACACAGAAAGATAAAGATGCACAGGTTATTGAAGCAGCAATGCTACAAGGCCGTGAAGTGCCTGGAAGAGAAAAGCCTGAAAACTTTGACTTCGAAACATTCGTCTTCGAAAAGGTAGAGGATTTTGCAGTCTACAATGCACATGTTCGCAAGCACAACAGATTATGTTTGCATGAGCGTAACAAGATGCATGTAAGAGTGCCTGATGAATCGTTTCATCGTAAGGTTAAGGTTAAGTTCCAGCGATTCGATCAACCTGAAAACATATTGAAAGTGCGTGTGCGAAACAGCGAGATAGACTGGAAAGGCCAGTTGAAAGCTGGTGGAACATACGACCTACCTATTCCTGTTGTTAAGTTTCTTAACAACTTGGCTGTACCTATCTTTGCTGAAGTTAAGACAGAGCATGGTAGTGCGGTACACACAGAGACTAAACAAGTAGGAGAGCGAAGCCGCTTCTCCTGTAACGTAATAGACTTTTAAGGATGACTATGACTGGACCTATATTAGAACAATCAGGTGGTAGTGTAATCCAGATCATGAGAAACGTCACTGGCAGGGTTGATAGAACCGACCCTGCTTTTACTGACCCTATCATGTATGATTACCTAAACTTCTTCTTGCAGAATGAACACCCTCAAGAGGTTCAGTTATTCCAGAACAGGACATGGTGGGATTTCAGCATAGACCCAACCACACCCAATCCTATGCCAGTAGATCTTGATGCTTTAGGCTATGCATCCATAAATTCACCTGCTTACATATATCAGGTTAATGCTCCTGTACCTCCTGTAAGTTCATTCCCCCTCTTCTGGTATGAAAACCCTAGAGACTTCTATGCCAGATGGCCATGGAATCAGGTGTTTACACCACAGATGCCTAACTACGTGCTCTACTACAATAACGAGCTAACTTTTCGAGGCCCTCCTGATCAGCTATATAACGTCCGGATCTCAGCTTACAAGATCGACTATTCCTTCAAGGGAGGAAGCAATACTACTTTGCAGAATTCTATTCTTTCTAAGGTTCCAGTAGCCTACCTAACTCGCTACCTTGCTTATGGAGCTGCTTTAGACATCCTAAGCGATTACGGCGAGATGGATAAATATAATGAAGTGTTTCAGGTTTATCGTAGGTACCGTGGTCAGGTGCTTGCGAGAACATGGAACCAGCTATCATCACAACGAACCGACCCTAGCTTTTGAGGTAACATGACATATAATGCATCCGTCCCACAGAATAGTGATTCACCTAGCATCTTCCCTGCCCAGGCGCAGACGAACTTCACCAGGTTGCTAACAGTAGTAGGTGCTGATCATCAGTTCAACCTATCAGCTGCTGCTAATGATGGTTATCACAACCTCATCCACATGACACAACAAGTTGCTCCTGCTGGTGCTTTAGCAGCTACAGGAAGACTGTATGTTAAGATTCAAGGCCCTGCTGTTCAGCTATTCTACATGGATGACCTAGGTGTAGAGCATCAGATAACCCCTATCTATGACATAGCTCCTTTCAAGGTTAGTGGTAATACTATCTCCCTAGCTTCAGGAGCCTCAGCAATCATCTACCCAACTCCAGCCTTTGATTATACAGGCTTCGGCATGGCTTTCTATGTAGGAACAGTAAGCTCTACAACTAACTCCTTCCTACGTGTTGGAGGAGCAGCGAACGAACATAACATCGACCAAAACAATGGTGGGGATGTCGCCCCATCAATGTTTTATACCGGCACTGACTTGAAGGTCACGAACAATGCTGCTGGAGCAAGAACATTAACCTACTCACTGATGATTAACAGACTATGAGTTATCAACCTTTCCTTATAAGCAACTTCACTACCGGCTTCGACCGAGAGCTACAGCCATGGCTATTGCCTACAGATGCTTTTACGGATCTGGAAGATGGTTTTGTTTATAGGGGAGTAACCCAGAAGCGTGATGGCTATCAAGGCTTTGCTAGAGGAATCAAGGGCATTCCTACTGAAAGCCGGATGGTTCACCAGGTTGCTAATGTTGCTCCAGCAACAGGGGTTATTGACGGTGCTAACATGACATTCACATGGACGCTTACTACTCCACTAGCTAGAGGAAGGGTAGTAATAACTGGCAGTAACCCAGCTCAAGTGCTAACAGATAACGGTGCAGGAACATTCACAGGTGATGGAACAGGAACCATCAACTACACAACAGGTGCTGTATCAGTAACCTTCACGGCTGCTCCCATAGCCTTATCTACTGTGCTTGCTACATATTCCTACCATCAAGGCCTCCCAGTTATGGGCATCATGAACTACTACCCTACCAACAACATCCGCCAGCTTATTGTAGCCGATACGACATATGTCAACCGCTATGATCCAGTTAATGATAGGCTTGTTGATATAAGTTCAGCAGTTGCTTACAATGGAAACAACTCGGACTTCTGGTCATGGGTTAACTATCAATCAGCTACAAGTGCTCCTAGGCTTCTATTCGCTAATGGAGTTGTTGGAGATGTAATACAACAGTATGATGGAACAAACATCGTTGCTTATGTTACTGACTTTGGAGCTACCTTGAATGCTAGGCAGATCTTCGATGTTCGTGATAGGCTTGTGCTTTTCGATACTATAGAAGGTGGTGTTCGCTTCCCAAGACGCATACGCATATCCGGTACTGGAGCTAACTGTGACAGCTTCCTCAACACATCTCCAGGTGCAGGATTCATCGACATACCTGATAACACCCATTTCTTTGGAGCTGACTTCAACCGTGATGATGTTTTGTTCTTTACAGAAGCAGCCACATGGATATTGAAGTACTCAGGTAATGATGTAACGCCTTTCACCTTGCAGAAGATAGATGGAAGCCGTGGATCTCTAGCCGCATTCTCAGTAACCTCCTACCTCAACAGAACATTAGCCGCTTCACCTCGTGGTTTGATCATATGCGATGGCTATCAAGTTGATAGGATGGACAACAACATACCTCAGTTCTCTTTCAATGATATTGATGCGAAAAACTTCCAGCATTGCTTCTCCGGCTTCCTAGATGAAGAGCGTGATGTGTACTTGCTATATCCATCCGCTGGAGATATAAAGCCGGCTCTTGTTCCTGAGAACGCATCAGACAGGATATTAACCATCAACTTCGAGGAAGACAACTATGCTGTATACAAGATACCTCTCTCATGTATGGGGAACTTTCAAGTCGCTTTTACTTTACTTTGGTCGGACCTTACAGCTGCTAATGGATTTCCTAACTGGGATTCTCTAGCTTCTAAGTTCGGAAACTGGAATGCCTTTCCTTTTGATAAAGGTAGCCCTATCTCCATAGGTGGTGGCCATAAGGGAGAAGTCTGGAGGTTAAACGTTTCTGAATCTGAAGATAACCCTCTAAACATTAGAAACTTAGTAGTTATTGATGCTGACACAGTAAGGGTTACAACTGACTGGAACAACTACAACGTAGGCGATAACATCGTCTTTGAAAAGGTTGGCGGTATGATAGAGATCAACGACAAGCAAGCAGCTATTAAGGCTCCTATAGTAACTCCATATACAACATTTGATGTAGAGATAAAAACCCTAGGCTTCTCAGCATATACAGGTGGTGGAGAGGTTTCTAAGACCATACCATTCAAATGCACAACCAAGAAGCTGAATCCATGGGTAGATGCTGATAAGAAAGTCATATGCGGATGGATCTACTTCTATGTTTCGGTGGCGGAAACTGACTTGACTGAGTATGATCCCATACAGCAAATACAGGTGCCTGTACCTGCTTTCTTACGTGTTGATGTGCTTACAAACAACAACGAAGGAACTGACTTTTCTAAGCCTACATTTACATACCTAGTAGACTGTACAGATCCTGTCCTAGAGCTTGGGACAAAGAAGTGGGTGAAGATATGGATCAACCAAGTTGGCCAGTTCCTACAACTACAACTTAGTAACGATCAAGCCGGTGCGCAGATAAAAGTACATGCTATCATGCCAGGCTTCAAACCTATAGGACGCTTAGTATGAGTTCGAATCTACCTCTCTACAAGAACTTCGGTGCTGAGATTAAGGAGCTATCTCCTACCTTAGCCAACCAGCTTTCTCAGATGTACACCGACATTGCAAGTTCAATACTTAATCTGATAAAGAAGAATGTAGTAACAGGAGCAGATCCTGTAAGCTCGCCTGGGACAGCACAAGTAAACTCATTCTTTAGCGTAGGCGACATAACAATAAGAACAGATACAAACAAAGCCTGGATAATGACTTCAAGGATTTCACCTGAAGAAGTTGTCTGGACGATCATAACTTGAGGATAATAATATGGCTAACGATTGGGGCGGAGCAGCATCAGGAGCGGCATCAGGAGCAATAACAGGAGCATCATTAGGTGGCCCTCCAGGAGCTTTATTTGGAGGAGTCATTGGTGGTGTAGCTGGCTTATTCAGCGGCAAGAACAAGAAGAAGAAACGTTCCACCATGGACAAGCGTCAGCAGAAGCTAAACAAGGAACAATTCCAAGGCTTGCATGGTGAAGGTCCGTTTGCGGATCTATATAACTACGATCCTGAAAAGGCTAATGACGTATTCGATAAGACAGTAGCCAACCCTGCATATCGTAAGTATAAGGAAGAGCTGGCTCCTGGAATCACAGGACAGTTTCGTAGTAATGGCTTACAAACATCATCATATGCCGGTGATGCTTTATCTAAGGTAGCTAGAGACATCCAGGAGAACCTTGATGCTCAGCGTTCTAAGTATCTATATGGCCAGGAACAGGATGTTAAGAACCGTAAGTCCAATGCTATAGAGAATCAACAGAACAGAACCAACTTTGATTATGATACAGCACCTGAAGGTGGATTCGACATCGACTCTATCCTAAGCTCCATAACTCCTGAGATGGTCGATCAAACCAAGAACTACTTCA